TCTTACATTATTTCAAGAGCAATTTGGCGACAAAGACGCAAAAAGTAAAGTATTAATACCAGCCGTTAGAGAAGCCATGAAACCTGTATTGGCTATGTCTAAAGCATTATCACCTAAAGACACAGGCACATTAGATCGTTCTTTATATATTACCGCAAGGCGACCTACTAGAAAAGATATGAAGTCAAGATATGTAACACCAAAAGATTCTGTTATATCTCTTGTTTCAACTCGACCAATTCCTAAAAAAGTAAAACAACAATTTCACTCTCAATATGGTAATTTAAAAGGTAAGGAATATAAAAAGGCTAGAAGGAAGTTTTATACTGAAGCTGGCGTTATGTTTGACGCTAGAGCAATAGCCAATGAGTTTGGAACGGCTAATATGTCAGCTAAACCATATTTGCGCGTATCATTAGAATCACAAGCCCAAGCCGTTGCAACAAGGTTAGGTTTAATTATTAAACAAAAAATGGATGCTTACAAAGCTAAAAATTTAACAACATAAGGAAAAGATATGAGTAAATTAGGATTAGCACTCGGTAAAAAATACGAGGAAAATAGATTATCAGTATTAACTAGGTCGTTTGAATTAGGCGATCATACATTTAAAGTAAGAGTGCCAAGCGTTCAAGAAATTGAAGCTATTTATAATTACTTTAAAAATCCTAATGAAGAAAAAATTGAAGCAGAGTATCAGCTAATGATAAAAGCTTTTGAGAATCTTAAAGATCAAGAAGGTGTGGAAGTTAAAGATAATGACTTTATTATTGACGGCAGGTCAGTAAAAGAAACCGCTAAAAATAAACATATATTGCAACACAGAATAACTGAATATATTAAATTTCTAATACCTGAAACGGGATCATTAGAAGATATAACTTATGAAGATGTAGAAAATGAATTTCCATTAACAGTTCAAATGACTTTAGTGGAAAAAATTAATGAGGTTATTAGCCCTGACTATAAAGACATAAAGTCAAAGTAGTAAGCTCGTTAAGAACCCAAGTTCGCGCGTCTATGGTTTTTAACGGGCATACAATACAAGATATAGATGCGCTTGATGAAGCAACCATGAATGAAATAACAGTCATGTATGCGGATGGGTTAGTTGGAAATAGAGCTTTATTAAATATGCAAGGAACTCTAATAGCTGGAGTTTTTAATTATTTAAGAGCAAGTAGTAGCCAACCTTATACTCTAAAAAGCGTTTTAGGTAGTGCTTATGAATATTTTTATGGCATAGAAAAAGTTAATCCTAGCGATTCACTTATTTTATTTATGAGCCAAGCACCAAACTTTAAAATGGATAGATTTAAAGGTAAATAACTATGGCAATTATTTCAAGATTAGCGGTTTTACTTGGGCTTGATGCGGGCGAGTTTAATGCCAATCTAGGTAAAGCTAAAGATAAAGTAGAAGGCTTTAGCGCAGGTGCAAAATTATCATTAGGCGCAGTTGCGGTAGCCTTTACTGCTTCCGCTCGCGAAGCAATTAACTTTGCTGACAAAATAAACGATGTCGCTAAAGCTAATGAAATGTCCGTTCAATCTGTATTGCGTATGTCGCAAGCTTTATCAACAAATGGTGGTAATGCCGATGATGCTGGCAAACTCATGGCATCGTTCGCTAATAAAATTGATGAAGCCGCTCAAGGATCATCAAAAGCGCAAAAAGCATTTTTATCTATTGGCGTTTCTTTAAAAGATTTAAGAACGCTTGCTCCTCAAGAATTATTTGAAAAAACTATTAAATCCCTTGCTGGTGTTGAAGATACTGCTAAACGCAATGCGCTTGCTATGGATATGTTTGGCAGAGCTATTCGCGGTGTTGATATTAAAGGTATGGCGGATGAGTTTGAAAAAACTAAAAATCAATTTGCAGGATCAGATGAAATTTTTAAAAGCATAGGAAATTCTGTTGATAGATTAGATAGATTTTTTATGAATTTAAAAATAACACTTGCTAATAATCTTGGCCCAGCTTTTGAATATGTAACAATTGCTATGGAAAATTGGCAAAAAAAATCAAAAGAAACAATTGATAGATTTGCTGAAATTAGAAAAGAAGCTGGTTGGTGGGCGGCTTGGCTAGATAAAGAAGGTTTAAGAAAGTTTGAGTTTCCTTCACGCGGCTCTGTTCAAGATGCTACTATTCCTGGCATTATGTCAGGTATTGGCGGTATGGCCGCACCTAAAAAAGATGTTAGGGCAGTTGAACTTGATGAAAAACAAAAAGCAGAATTAAAACGATTAAAAGAGATTGCAGAAAAGCAAGAAGAATTTTATAAAAAAGAACTGCAAATTTCTGAAGCTAAAAGACAAAGAAATCAAAAGGAAGCTGAATTTGTTTTTCTTGCAGAAAACGAAAAAAAACTGCAATTAGAATTATTTGATATTGAACAAAAGCGCAAACTATTAGTTCTTGAAAAGAAAATGAATCAAGAACAAGCTAATGAATTTGCACAATCAGAAAAGAAAAGGGCGCAAGAAGCATATCAAATTGCTGAATCACAAAGAAGTTTTGAATTTGGTTGGAAAAAAGCTTTTGCTACTTATGCAGATAACGCTTCTAATGCCGCTAAATTAGGTGAGCAAGCATTCGTATCTGTAACACAAAATCTTGAAACTGCATTAGATAATTTTGTTCAAACAGGCAAACTTAAATTTGGTGATTTAGCAAAAAGTATTATTAGCGATTTAATTAAAATACAATTAAAAGCGCAAGCTATGGCTATATTTGAACAATCAGGCATAGGTAAATTTTTTAGCGGTTTATTTGGCGGCGGTGGTGGTGGAAGCGGAATGTTTACAGGTTCTACAGGCGAAGTAGGCGGATCAATTCATATAGGTAAAAGAGCAAGTGGTGGCGATGTTGCAGGTGGCGCGCCATATCTTGTAGGTGAACAAGGGCCTGAATTAATGATACCAAAATCAAGTGGAACTGTTATTCCTAACAATCAATTAAGCTCTATGGGCGGTGGCCCTCAAGTAGTGTATAATGGGCCTTATATTGCAAGCATGAGTGCTATTGATACGCAATCAGCAACACAATTTTTATCAAGAAATAAACAAGCGGTATTTGCGGCTAATCAATCCGCTACAAGATCATTACCACAATCGAGATAATAATTATGTCATTAAATACAATATTAGAAGTTTCAGAATCAATTGCAATTAATGATCAAAAGCTTGTTGGTCAAGTTTTAAGTCGCAATCAACGCATCTCAACTTCCGAACTTCTTACTGTTCAACCTTTTGAATTTACTATGAATCCTATGAAGTATTTGCTTTATAGTCAAAATAGAGATTTGTTATCATCTTTGCGCGTAGCAGATAAAGCTACAGAGCAATATCTTAATTTTACAAATATTGGCTGGCTTAATTATGTGGCATATCAAGGCGATATGACATTAGGCGAAATTGCGGCTTGTCAATGGCAAACATCAAGCGCTAATCAAACGCTTGTATTGGGTAGTTTGCCTAGTATATCTTCAGGTTCTTATATTGTTAAAAAAGGCGATTTTTGCCAAGTAGGCCGATATGCTTATATTGCAACGGCTGATGTTCAAAGAGGATCAGGCTCAACTGTTAATATTCCTGTTCACAGAAATTTAATTGATACTTTAGTAAGTGCAGTTGGCGCAGTTATTGGTCAATACGGAACAACTATATCTTTAGGTGGCACAAGTTATACAGGTGTTACATTTCCTGTTATATTGCGCGAATATCCAACCTACACATTAGTTCCTATGACTAATGATTCATTTATTTCTTGGAATGGCCCTTTTGTAGCTATTGAAGATGTGCTATGAATGTAATAACACCCGTAACTAATACTAACAATATAAGAATGGCAGACTTTGTTCGCGTTACTACGCGAGCAACTGTTATTGCTGGCAGTCTTATTATTGGTGAAACTTATACAGTTAGAACCACAGTTACAGGCGCAGGTTCGGCTACAGATTGGACATTAGTTGGCGCGGCCAATAATAATTACGGAACAGTTTTTGTAGCAACAGGTATTGGATCAGGCACAGGCACAGTTTATGAGGAAGTAATTTATAGATTTGCTACAACACCAAGTGCATTAACTATAGCCGCAGTTGATTCCGAACCTTTTGACGCATTAGGTGGATTAGTAAAAATTAATGATGTTCAAAGAGATATTAAATCGACTGCTAATGAAACAAGCATGACTATTGTTGGCATTGATACTGCTTTATTAGGATGGACATTAGGCCATGAAATAAAAGGTTCTTATATTGAAATGTGGCATGGTTTTTTTGATACTAATGGCGCATTAATAACTACAGGTGGCACAGGCGGTTTATATAAATTTTTTACAGGCTATGTAAATTCTTTTGCAATATCTGAACAATGGATGGAAGAAATAAGAATGTATGTTGGTGTAATTAGTATAGCCGCTTCAAGCATACAAATTATTTTACAAAATAGAACGGCTGGCAGATATACCAATGATAATGCTTGGATGTATTGGAATCCTACGGATACTTCTATGGAAAGAGTTGGTTTTATAGAAACTATAAATTATTCTTTTGGCAAGGATGTATGATAAGACAAGCTACAAAATACGACAAAATACAATTACAAAATATGATGCGAATGTTTAGGGATGAAAGCCCAATAAAACAATATAAAGACATTGATAATCCTGATTATTTTAATTCCATTATAGATAGTATTATTGCAGGGCGTGGAATAATTTTTTTAGAAGATAACATAGGATTTATTATGGGCATTATTAGTCCTATCGTATGGTGTGATAAAACTTTTGCATTGTATGAATTAGCATGGTATGTAAAACCTGAATACAGGCATAAGACAATAGGATATAAATTATTAAAAGCTTATATAGATAAAGCTAAAGAATTAAAAGAAGAAGGTAGAATTAAATTATTTACAATGACTAAAATGATAACTAGCCCTGATATTAATTATGCTAGATTTGGATTTAGTAAAATAGAAGAAAATTGGATGCAATGATTCGTTTTATATTAATTTTTTTAATTTGGTTTTTATATTGCTCTGAAGCTTTAGCGGCAGGTTCTATTATTGCCGCCGCTATTGGCCTTTCAGGATTTACTGCAACTGTAGTTGGCTTTGCAATTAATATGATTGCATCAACTATTGTATCTAGTCTTTTTGCACCTAAACCCCCAAGCGCAGGTAATTTTGAACAAGCTAATCAACCTAATCCTGGCAGTCGCCAACAACTTCCGCCTGCGGGCGATAATAAATTACCAGTTGTTTATGGCAAAGCTTATGTGGGTGGCATTGTTACCGATATGTCTATTACGGCAGACAATCAAGACATATATTGGGTTATATCTTTATCTGAAGTAACTAATACAGAAACAGGTGGATCGCCTGATACGATTACTTTTGGAAATATATATTGGGGCGGGAAAAAAGTTAATTTTAATGCTAATGGATATTCTGTCGATTCATTAGAAGATGAATCAACTAGCGAAGTTCAAAATATAGCTGGCTATATGGATATATATTTATATCGTAATGGCTCAAGTAATCCAACTAATAGTGGAATATCTGCAATAACTATTATGCAATCAGCAGGATTAATTTATACATGGGATAGCACTAAATTAATGAGCAATTGCGCTTTTGCTATTATTCATCTTAAATATAATGCTGATCGCGCTTTAACCTCATTGCAATCCACAAGATTTGAAATAACAAATGCAAGAAAATCGCCAGGTGATTGCTTTTTAGATTATTTTACTTCTACTCGTTATGGCGCGGCTATTCCTACATCTTTAATTGATACTACTTCTCTAACTGCATTAAATACTTATTCAGATGCATCTTTTGCTTATACGCCATATACAGGCGGTTCTTCAACGCAACCAAGATTTGAATTTAATGGAATAATAGATACTAATCAAAAAATTATGCAAAACATACAATCCATGTCAGATTGTTGCGATTGTTTAGTTAAATATAATGAAATTACAGGAACTTGGGGCGTTATTATTCAATCGCCAACATATACAGTAGCAATGGCTTTAAGTGATAGCAATATCATTTCGCCTATACAAATAACACCTATAGATTTAGCCAATTCATTTAATGTAATAGAAGTTAAATTTCCTGATGTATCAGAAAAAGATACATTTAATTCAGCTACTTTTGATCTTCAGACTATTGCACCTTCATTGTTATTTCCAAATGAGCCTGTTAATAAACAATCAGTTAATTTATATTTAACAAATAATAATGTAACGGCTCAATACCTTGCAAACAGAATGCTTGAAGCGGCTAGAGAAGATTTGCAAGTTGTTTTAGAAATTACATATATTGGCATTCAATTAGAAGCTGGAGATATTGTAACAGTTACCAATACTAATTATGGTTGGAATGCTAAATTATATAGAGTGTCAAAAGTTGTAGAAAAAATAGCAGACACAGGTGCAATTACGGCTGAATTAACTTTAATGGAATATAATCCTGAAGTTTATGACGACATAAATATAACGCAATTTACACCTGCGTCAAATACTGGTATTAGCTCACCAATCACTTTTGGCACAATTCCTGTTCCTGTTATATCAGCTAATTATCCATCAGTTGATAATCCTTATTTTGATGTAACTATTACAAGCTCAAGTGCAGGCATAACACAATATGCTGAAATTTGGTATTCAGCTTATCAATATCCAACTACTGCTCAACTTATATTTGCAGGCACTACGGCTATACAATCTAATGGCAATCCTTATGGCATTAATACTACTATGCCAACTGTTCAACTTTATGGCATTTCAGCAGGCAATTGGTATTTCTTTAGTCGCATGGTTAATCAAATTGCAACAAGTGATTTTTCATTGGCTTCAACAGTTTTTCAATGGCGACCAATGACATTTCAATATACAGAAAAATATATATCTGTTGCTTATGCAGATAATATAACTGGCTCAAGTAACTTTAATTTTAGTCCTACAAATAGAACTTATTTTGGTCTTTATAATACTGCATCATCAAGTCCATCTTCTAATCCAGCCGACTATAAATGGTATTTAGCTGATCCTACTTTTGGCACTAATATTTATCTAGCTTATGCAAATAGGCAAAGTCGTAAATTTAGTTTTGATACAGATTTTGCAGGTTACGCTGGAACAACTGGAACTTTTACTCCTACTACTGCATTAAAATTTAATCCTAGAATATGGTCAGCTCTTGATCCTTTAGGTGTAACTCCAAATATTATTGATTTAGATCAAGCAACTGGACAAGTTATTGGCACAGGCACTACAACAATTGGCACAGGCCAAATTAAAGTTCAAAATACTAATACAGGTCAAGTAGTAGCTTCATTAGATACATTTTTAGATTTTGGTGGCCCTTCTACAAAAACAGGAAGTGCGGCTACTTTAACTATTGACATTTATGGTCGAGTGGTAGGATTTACTGCGCCTGATGACTTTTTTATTACGATTGATAATTTTGATGCTACTTCAGCGCAAACTGTATTTAGCGTAACTCGCGATGCTGATTATATTGTAGGTCAATGTTTAGTATTTCAAAATGGATGTTTGTTATCAGAATCAGAATACACAGACGCATCAGCAAGTGTAACATTAAGCGTAGGTGCTACTTTAAATGATGTGATTGCAGTTATATCTATGCGAGCTAAATCTAGTGGAGTATTTTATAATAATACTTTTTTAACTGTTGATAGCGTATCAGGTGCAGATGTAATTTGGGATAGTGCAACTATGCCTTATCAAGCTATTGTAGTTGGCAGTATTATGACTTTTGCCAATACAGGCACTCCAACTCAATATACTGTATCTAGCGTTAATTATTCAACGCGCACTATTACATTTACAACGACTGTAACAAGTGTTGTATTTGGCGATAGCATTTATAATTATCGTGCGGCCACTCAATCTTATCCTGCATTTTCAAGATTTGAAGATGATTTAACTTCAGCTTCTAGTTATACGCCTACGACATGGGAATTTCATTCAGGATATGAATTGCCATTTATAAATGGAACTATTTTAAATGAGCAAGATTTTGATATATCAGCAAATACATTAGGAAATTTTCCATCAACAACAACTGGTAAATTAGTCAATATCCAATTTAGTAGTAATAATTTAACAACGCCAACAGGAACACCTGTAAATGTATTAACTTTTAGCGTAGCAAATCAAACTAATTATTCATTTAATTTCGGCGCTAATGCTTTTAATTTATATGCTAATGGTGTATTATTAGAGGAATCTGTTGATTATACTACTTCTTCAGGCGTTTGGAGTTTAACAACGCCATATACAACGACATCAGTCGTATTTGTTCAACAAACATTCGCATCAGCAGGTGCGGCATAAGGGGAAATAAATGACACAAGCTTTTAATTTATCACAATTGGCCAATAAAGTTAATTCTTCAGGTTTGCTTGATGTAGCCACAGGCGTTACAGGCACTCAACCAGTTGCTAATGGTGGCACAGGCGCGGCAACACTAACTACTGGTAATGTTTTATTAGGGGCTGGAACTTCTGCCGTAACTTTTGTAGCGCCTGGTTCAAATGGTAATGTTCTTACTTCTAATGGATCGACTTGGACTTCTGCGGCAGGGGGAGCAACAGGAAGATTAATAGCTCAAACTGTTTATACAACAAGCGGGACTTATACAAAAGCTACAAATAATCCTTCGCATGTAATTGTTCATGTTCAAGCAGGCGGTGGGAATGGTGGTGCAACTACTCAAGCAGTTCAATCACAAAAAGCAGGCGGCGGCGGCGGGGGTGGTGGATATTCTATGAGAAGATTAACTGCCGCTCAAATAGGAGCTACTGAAACAATAACTGTTGGTGGAGCTGGGCAAAGTTCTAGTTTTGGAACACTATCTACTGCAACAGGTGGTGGTGGTGGTTCTTCTGCTAATTCATATAGTGCCGTTCCTGGTGCAGGTGGAGCAGGATCATCAGGCGATATAAATATATCAGGATCAGCTGGTTTTTTTAATTTTAGTTTAAATACTGCAACTTATGGTGGAGCTTCTTTTTTTGGCCCACTTGCTTCTACCACTACTGCAAATAATGCCGTCAGCACAAATACAAGTATAGCTGGCCCTAATGGTAATGGATATGGTGGTGGCGGTGGTGGTGCGGCTTCTAATGGAACGACAAATAATGCTGGAACAGGCACAGGTGCTAGTGGAGTTGTAATAGTTCAAGAATATTCTTAAAAAGGAAACATAAAAAATGAAAAAAGCATTAATATCAACAATTGAAACTAGAGAATCAGGTTACAGAGTAGCTCAAGTAGAAGATTTAAATAATATATTTGAAGTTGCTAATGATCTTTTTTGGGTGGATTGTGCTGATGATGTAATAGCAGATCAATTTTGGTATGATCCTAATACACAAAAAATTGAACCAATGCCAATATCAATACCAACTATTTTACAAAATAGAAAAAGAGCGCTTAATTTATTAGAAGAAACAGAATGGGCAATTGAACCTATATTTGCAGATTCTAATATTAGCAATCCATATTTAACAAATCAACAAGAATTTATTGATTATCAAAATATTGTTAAAGTATATGTAAATAATCCGCAAGAAGGAAATTTAGATTGGCCTACAATGCCCGAACCAATTTGGCAAAAAAAATAGTTAATGTTAATTAATTATGTTGTAAAAGGCCCATTAAATTATTTTATTATTGACAATTTTTATGAACCTGAAGAACTTAAAGTTATAAAACAAGAATTAAACGAACTTTTGCCATTTATAAAAAAACCAAAATATACAGGTGCGGCAAAAGGAAAAAAAAAGGGATTAGGATTATTTTTAGACGATCATTATATTAAAAATAGAAATGAATCTAATATCTTATATGCCAATAGAAAATTATTTGATACAAATTTTGTAAATGAATTAAAAAAATTTAATTGTTGGTATGACCATATTAGTTATTGCAATAGCGATACAACATTAATTAATTTTTATAAAGATAAAGATTATTATAAAAGTCATCATGATGCCAATCCTTTAACCGCAATTACATTTTTTTCCATAGGAACTTTTAAAGGTGGAAATTTTAAATTAACAGAATATGATGAAGAAATAGAATGTATTGAAAATAGAATGATTATTTTTGCAGGAAGTTTATTGCATGAAGCATTGCCTTTAGAAGTAGAAAAAGATAATTATAGAGTTTCAATGGTTCAATTTTGTAGTTATAAACCTTTTAAACATAAATATTAATTTTATAAAACAAGATAAGACCATCGCATTGCGTCAGAGAGATGCTTGCGTTATTTACCTAGTGAGGAAAACATGGCTATCTTTAATAAAAATACACTTCAACAAGTGTCGGGCTTTGATAATGAAATCATTGCTGGCGAACTTGTATATGATCAAAAAACCTTTTGGAATTTAACTTTTAGCAACGATGGAACGCCAGTTAATCTTACTGGAGTTACTATTAATGCTTCCATTATTCGCAGACAATTAAGCAATATTCGCGATAGTCGTTATGGCCTAACTTTTGACATAGCTGACTACACCCCACCGCCTTCACCTGTTTCATTAACTATATCTAATCGCGTTGATGCATTAGGCACATTTACTTTAGAAATAGATGAATCAACATGGTCAATTATTTCCTCTGATCCTCAATTAGATATTAATGCTGATCCTTGCGTTGGTTTTTCAGGTAGAATTAAAATTTCATTTCCAGCAGTAGGAGCAACACCCGCTCAAGATATGATTATCTTTTTATTATTTTTAGTAAGATCAGACGGGGTGGTAAACTAATATGGCTAATTATCAAATAGAAGTTGTTGATTCAAATAATTTAAAAGTTGAACTTTTAACTGCTGGGCAATCAGGCTATAGCGGTCTATCAGGTTATTCAGGATTTAGTGGAGCAGGCGGAAGTGGCTTTAGTGGAATTTCAGGGTATAGCGGCTATTCAGGTTTTAGTGGAAATAGCGGCATTAGCGGGTATAGTGGCAATAGTGGCTATTCAGGTGATAGTGGTATAAGCGGATATAGCGGCGATTCAGGCTATAGTGGTTATAGTGGCGATAGTGGTATTTCAGGATTTAGCGGTGATTCAGGAATTTCAGGATTTAGCGGCGATAGTGGCATAAGCGGTTTTTCAGGCATTTCAGGTTATAGCGGTTTTTCAGGCTATAGCGGACAACAAGGCACATCAATTAATATTATTGGAAGTGTTGCTAATCCTGCGGCTTTACCACCAAGCGCAAATATAAATGACGCATACATTGTTGATTCTAATGGTGATTTATATGTATGGGATGGATCATCTTGGATTAATGTAGGTCAAATTGTAGGGCCACCTGGCGCTAGTGGTATTTCAGGTTTTAGCGGATATAGTGGCGATTCAGGTATAAGTGGCTTTAGCGGTGATAGTGGCGCGTCAGGTATTTCAGGATATAGCGGTGAATCAGGTTGGTCAGGCGATAGTGGTATTTCAGGATATAGCGGTGATTCAGGTGCTAGTGGTGTTAGTGGTATTAGTGGCTATAGTGGCGATTCAGGTATAAGTGGTTATTCAGGTGATAGTGGCATAAGCGGTTACAGTGGCGATTCAGGTATTAGTGGATATAGTGGCGACAGTGGCATAAGCGGTTACAGTGGCGATTCAGGAATCAGTGGTTTTAGTGGCGATTCAGGAATTAGTGGATGGTCAGGTGAATCAGGATATAGCGGCTATAGCGGTGAAGGCACAAGTGGATATAGTGGTTATAGTGGTGAAAGCGGATATAGTGGTGAAAGCGGCTATTCAGGTGATAGCGGTATTAGTGGATTTAGTGGTGATAGTGGCATTAGTGGTTTTAGTGGTGATAGCGGCATTAGCGGATGGTCAGGTGATAGCGGTATATCAGGATGGTCAGGCGAATCAGGTATAAGCGGTTATAGTGGCTATAGCGGCGATTCAGGTATTTCAGGTTATTCAGGTATTGGATTATATTTTCAAGGAGTGTGGGATTACAATGCCGCATATATTATTAATGACATTGTTACTTATGCTGATGAAACTTATATTGCAATTTTAAATGTTGCGCCTTTTGGCCTTTCACCAAATATTAATCCTACTTCTTGGACTATATTTGTTTCACGAGGTATAAGCGGTTATTCAGGCTTTAGCGGTTATAGTGGCGATAGCGGTATGTCAGGCGATTCAGGATATAGCGGTATTAGCGGATATTCAGGCGATAGCGGTATTAGCGGTTTTAGCGGTGATAGTGGTATAAGCGGATATAGCGGCGATTCAGGTATATCAGGTTATAGTGGCTATAGCGGCTTTAGTGGCATTCCTGGATCATCATCCAGCTTTTTTGAATACCATGCAAACACAGGATCATTATCAGGTTATCCAGGCGATGGTGCTATTACTTGGGATAATGCAACTCAAATAAGTTCAACTATAGTTAATGTTTCACACCTTAATGAAAACAATGTTGATATAGATATTTATTTATCTTTATTACAACAAACTGAAGAATTTGTTATTCAAGATGCAAACTCAAGTGTTAATTCTCAAACATGGGTTATTAATGGAACGCCTGTTAATTACAATCCTGGCGGTGCAACTTCTTATTGGGCTTATCCTGTTGCTTTAGTTTCAAGTGCAGGCACAGGAACAACAAACTTTGCAAATAATCACAATTTAATATTTGCTCTTGTTAATGGTGTATCGGGCTATAGTGGTTATAGTGGAATATCAGGCTTTAGCGGTTTTAGTGGCATATCAGGCTATAGTGGCCATAGTGGTATTTCAGGTTTTAGCGGTGATAGTGGCATTAGTGGTTATTCAGGTGATAGTGGCATATCAGGCTTTTCAGGAATTAGTGGATATAGTGGATCAGGTGTTAGTGGATATAGTGGATCAGGCGTTAGTGGCTTTAGTGGTTATTCAGGAATATCAGGATATAGCGGCGATAGTGGCATAAGCGGTTTTTCAGGCATTTCAGGTTATAGCGGTTTTAGTGGAGCTAACGGAGCAAGTGGCTTTAGTGGATATTCAGGTAGTGGAATAAGTGGTTATTCAGGTAGCGGAGTTTCAGGTTTTTCAGGATATTCAGGCTATAGTGGAAGTGCGCCTAGCATTACAAGTAAGATGATTTATGATCAATTTACTTCTAGCGCGGCACAAACAACATTTACTACAACACAAACATATACATCAGGAAAAATACAAGTATTTTGTCAGGGGGTTCAAATGGTAAATGCAGTTGATGTTACAGTATCAAATGGAACAACAGTTGTATTTGTAACCGCGCCAGCGACATCAAGCAAGGTAGATTTAGTGTATCCAATTTAAAGGATTAACATGGACAAGACAATACAAGATGCTTTGGCATACTTTAAAAAGTATGATCCAAATCAATACAGATATTTACTAACAAACAATTATGAGCGGGCGGTTTTTCTAAAAGGTGATCCAGTTTACCCTAGAGAAGCCACTCGTTATCTTTGGGCTAACCGCAATCTATTAGGCAAGAATATTCTTGAGATAGGTTGTTCTACAGGTTACGGCTCACAATTTCTTCCAAATGATTCAAACTATATAGGTTTAGATTACGATCCTATTATTATTGGTGTCGCACGCGAACAGGAATGGGGCTTAAACGCATCTTTTACAAACGCTGATATTAACACCTATCCTTTAGCGCAATATGACACCATAATTGCTTTTGAATTTATTGAGCATATTGATAATGGCCTTGAAATGGCACAAAAACTTAAACAACATTGCAAACGCCT